ATAATTAAAAGGAAGATAGATACATAGAACATAGTATGTAATTTAATGAATATGTTCTGCTATTTTGTCCACCTGCTGCAAACTGTCAAAAAGTCAAACAATATAATGGTAGATTTTGCCAATGCTGAATGGCTCCAATCCATTGGTATGATTGGGCTAGAGGGCTTTTCTCTTTACCTCCTATAACTGTCAATTATCGGAGGTAATAGGCCTTGCGTGCAGGCGTGGGCGGGTGCGTGTAGGCAGGCGTGAGTGTGCCCCAGGCGGGTACTTAATTGTTGTTCTAATAAGTCCATATACACATAAAAATTAGGGGTATAGGGTGGGGTAGGGACTACCTATATTTTCACCCTATTTTTACTCTATGGAGTCCCCCTCTCGCACAAAATATGCAAAATTATAAACTTTTCTTCCATAAAAAACACTAAAGTCAAAAAGATAAAAGAAAAGTGAACAAAAGGAAGTGACTAAAGTGGCGTTGCTAAATGACATGGATTTAGAGTTAGGAGAAAAAGGCTTAAGGAAAAATGGGGCCATGCCTGAACCGGAGCGCGCGAAAAAAGTTTACGGATTGACTTATAAGAAATATTTGTTTTGTAAGTACTATCATGAAACACAGAACGCCACGCGGGCAGCAGAAATGGCTGGCTACAAAGGAACCTCTAAAGTCGCATTAGGAGTTAAGGGAAGTAAGTTGCTTGACGAAAAGGGTGTATCTGACTACCTGACACATCTGGAAAGCATACAGGAAGCGAAAATGGCTAAAGAGGGTATATATAGCCTATCAATGACAGAAATCTTTGATATGTATGTAGACCTAGCTCAAACCACTGAGAATGACAGCGTGAGGAGAGCTGCGCTGTCTGACATGACAAAGATACTAGGTGGATTCGCTCCAAAAGAAGTGAATATTACCCAGGACATCAATATCAGCAATCAGTTACAGGAAGCTAGGCAGAGGCAGATAGAGTACGCTCACAAGCGCCTAGCAATGAACACAATAGATGTACAAGCGAGGGAGTGTTAGGCTGCTATTGTGCGTAAGTAGCCTAAACTTTTTTAAGGCGGGTAACACCGCCTTTTTTATATGTCTGCTATGAGGTAGTGGCCTTATGGTAGGCTGGGGTTTCTCATTTTA